GGCGGTCGTTCGTAGTCTCGGCGCATTCTTGCCGACAAAACCGACGAAATGAGACGAGAATGAGCAAACAGAAGCGCAAACCACAGCCGACAACCACCGTCGCGACGTCCGAGACAGCCGGCGAGCTCGTCCAAGACGTGTTCCGGCGCGCGCTGGTGACGGTGCGCGACGAGATCGCGGCCCTGACGAACGGGAAGAGCAAGCCTGGCAAGTACACGGTGCCCGATCGCGTCGCCTACCTCGCAAAGCAGGCATCGTCGTTCGCTGCCGAGCTCCGCAAGGCCGAGGCGGCCGAGCGAAAGCGCACCGAAGATCTCACCGTGGCCGACGTGGTCGCGTTTTTGCGCGCCATGAAACCGCGCGACCGGGCGAACCTGCTCGCCGAGGTCGCGGCAATCGAAGCAGGAGGGAGTGGGCTCGCATGACCCGATCGTGGAAGCTCACAACCCGCGCCGAGCGCCTCGTCGCGCCCAAGGTGCTCGAGTTTCTGTGCGACGAGCACGGGCACTTCGATGCGGTCGTGCAACCCGACGACGAGGACGCCGCGCCGTGTCCCGAATGCGGCGCGATCAGCCCCTGGTCGCCGACGCAACTACAGGGCAGGGTGAAGCGGTTCGAGGTCGCGCGCGGCAAGTGGGAGAAGCCCGAGCGCAAGACGTGGCTGGACACGCGCAACCTCGGCGAGGGGCAGGACCTCATCGACTTTCGCGACGACCGCGAGGCGATCCGCGAGGAGCAACGCAAGGCCGAAGTGATGCAGCTCGTGAAGGAGGGCTAGATGAATGCAATCCCGACGAAGTACAACGGCGTGCAGTTTCGGTCGCGGCTCGAGGCACGACGATGAAGACGATCGGAAGGTTCGCACTCTCGTTCAACCGCCACGGCGCGGCCCCGCTCGTTTGGGCGATCACGCGCCTCGATCCCGACGAGCCCAACCCGGACCGCGCTCGCATGTGGGAGCTCGCCGTGCCGGCGTTCGGCCTCGAGGGCGTGCGCGTGAGCTCGATCTACCGACCTCGCCCGTTGCCCGACGACGAGACCGGGCTCGCGAGCGCGTGGCTGCTCGTCGAGGGCGAGCTCGAGATCCTGGCCGACGGGTCGGCCGTCATCCGGGCCGTTGGATGATCGTCGTGCATCGCCAGCACACGCCCGACGATCGCGACTTCATTGTCTCGTCCTGGTCGTCGTCGTTCAAGCGCTCGCACTTCGCCGGGATGATCCACACCGACGATTGGGCGGCCGTCATGCATCCGCAGATCCGCCGCGTGCTCGAGCGCCCGGACGCGCGCGCGATGGTCGCGTACGAGAAGACGGATCCGGCGTTCCTCTACGGCTTCATTGCCGGCGACACGTCGCTTCACGTTCCGGTCGTCGAGGACGGTCAGCGCAAGGTGTACACGTTGCCCGTCGTGTTCTATGTGTTCGTCAAGGAAGCGTACCGGCGCGTCGGGATCGCGCGCGGCCTGTTCACGGCGCTCGGCGTCGATCCGCTGAGGCCATTCATCTACACCGGGCGAACGGGCGTGGTGCGCACGCTGATCGAGGCACGGAAGATTCCGCGCGCGGACTGGAATCCACTGGTCGCGCGGTACGAGAAGCAAAGGAGTTGACGATGGAAGACGACAAGAGGACGGCCGGCGACAAGCGAGCAGTGAAGATCGACACGACGACCTACGAACGCATGCGGCGCGGCGGCGAGCCCATTCCCGTCGCCGAGCTCCGGTTCGTCGGCACGAACGGGCTCGAGGTCCCCGGACCCGGCGCGCATCGCATCGGCAAGATCATCGCCGGTGTGCCGGCCGGAAGCGCGACCGGCAACGGGAAGTACACGGTCGAATTCTGGCCGTGGATGCGTCACCACTGTGTCGCGTACCTCGAGGACGCGCGGCCGCCCGTCGCGTTCCTCGTGCACGAGACGCACGTCGCCAGCTGGATCCCGGGGTGACCGACGTCGTCGAGGCCGTTCGCACCGCGCATGCCTGCTATCACGAGCAGGAGGCGCACCCGTACGCCGACGATTCGCAGGCGGCCGTGTTGTGCGAGCTCGTTCACTCGATGCTCGCCAGGTGCGACACAGCCGACGTCGCCACGATCCTCGATAACGTCCGGCATTGGATGGTGCAGGACGCGGTACAAATGACCGACGAGGAGCTGCGCCTGCGGCTGCGCTTTGACCGGCTCGACGAGAAGCGGGCCGGCATCGCGCGCGCCGAGGCCGAGCGGATCAAGACCGCTCGGGAAGAAGCGGTCATGGCGATCCGCGAGGTCCGAGCTCGCATCAAGGATCCGGACACGACCGCTCGGATCCGGAAGCGACTCAAGGCGCACCTTCGCAAGCTTAAGGCGACGCGGGATGCGCCCCCGGCGTTGTCGGCCCTCGAGGGCGAGGCGCGGCGGCGTGGCGTCGAAGCGTAAGCCGGCACGCCCGGATCGCTCCCCTCGGAATCGCGCGCCGGCGAAGCCCCACGCCATAAAGCGGGCCGAGAAGCAGGTTCTATCCGCCGATCAGGAGTGGGCGCACACGGTCGCCGAGCTCGTCGGCGGCGACTGTCACGCCTACCAGCGCCACGTCCTCGAGGACGTGTATACGCACGGCCAGCGCTTTATCACGATGCTCGTGGGGCGCGGCGGCGGCAAGACATCGGCGATCCGTGCGCTCTTCCTAACCGGAATGACCCGGACCCGTCGCGGTCGGTTCCTCTACTTCGCCACGACCCGCGAGGCCGCCGAGGAGCTTCTGTGGGAACCGATGAAGGCGCTCGTCGCCTTCCACGGGTGGCAGGACGAGTTTGAGTTTCTCGACTCGAAGCTCCGGGTCACCTGCAAGCGCACGGGCGCGACGCTGCGCCTCTATGGCATGGACAAGCCGCGGCACGTCGAACAGCATCGCGGCAAGCCCTTCGACGGCGTCGCGATCGACGAAGCGGCCTCGCACGACATCGCGCTCGTCGCGAACATGCTCGACCGCATCATCGGGCCGCGCCTCGATGAGCGCATGGGCTGGATGGTGCTCGCCGGAACGCCGGGACACTTCCTATCGGGCGACTTCTACAACTTCACGCGACCCGGTTCGACGGCGCTCGACGAGAACGACGAGCCGGTACCGCTTCACCGACCCTGGGAAGATCGCGACAAGCCCGAGTTTGCCGGATGGGACGGATGGTGCTCGCACCACTGGAAGCTCTCCGACGTCATCGCGCTACCGAACCCGCCGATCGCGCTCGTCAATCTGTGGAACGGTGCGCTCAAGAAGAAGCGGCGCAACCGATGGAGCGACGAGAACCCGATCTGGCTTCGCGAGTACATGGGTCAGTGGGCGGCCGACGACACGGGGATGGTCTTCAAGTACCGCGCGCTCAAGGATGGCCAGCCTTGGAATCAGTGGGATCCCTTCGACGGCGCGAAGCTCATCGGCCTGCAGGCGCTCATGGCTGCGGTCGCCAAGCTTCCGAAGAAGTCCGAGGGCGTCGACCTCCTCGACTGGCGTTTCGTGATCGCCGGCGACAAGGGCTCGACGGACCCGTTCGCGCTCAACGTGTTCGCGTTCTCGCCGAACGACCCTGCGCGCAACATCTGGCACGTGATGCCCTTCGAACGCACCGCGATGTACGCGCGCCTGGTCGCCGAGATCATCCTCGGCGGCGACTTCGTGGCGGCGATCCTCCGCGGCGCAGTGGTCGACTTCGATCGGGCCGGCGGAGTCGTGGGAGTCACCGGATGGCCCGATGCCGCGGTGTGCGACGCGGATCAAGCATTCCTCGACGAGCTCGCCAACGTATACGGCTTCCGAATGAAGAAGGCCGAGCGCAAGCCCGATTACAAGATGGGCGCGATCGAGCTCGTCAACGGCGACCTCGTCGACGGCCGCATCAAGATCATCAAGGCGTCACACCTCGAGTCACAGGTCATGGCGCTGCAGTGGGCCGTCGACGACCACGGGCGCGTGAAGGAAAACAAGGCGCAGGCGAACCACAGTTCGGACACGCTGATCTACGGGCGCCGCGAGATCTCGCACCTGTTCGAGTCGGGCTCGGTGGAGCAGCCTCCGCCGACGAGCTCGAGCGCGGTGTACCAGGATCCCCAGGGGCTCACCGGCGGCGAGGATCGCGACGCCCCCCATGACCGCATGCCGGACCTCGAATCGGGGCTTGCCGCGGAGTATGAGTTCCGCGACCCTTGGGGCTGACGTGACCAGGAAGGACCTCGCCGAGCTGCTCGACCTCGCCGCCGATCGCGCCCCCGCGCTTCGCAAGGCTGGCGTGCGGCGGTTCGCGCATGGCGACCTCGAGATCGAACTCGACACGTACGAGGCGCCCGCCGACGACAGCGATCAGAAGCCCCAGCCACGCTTTGGCGTCCTCGAGGACCCAGCGACGTTCGGGATCGAGGACCCCGAGGCGCAGCCACCTGGTCGCCGGCGACGTGAAGCGCGGTAGCATAGCCACAGCCCGAAGCCCAAACCTGTCCGAGCCGACGAGTCCACCGGCGCCCCCGAAGCGAGCGAGCCACCGCGAGGTGGTGCCGGAAGGACACACGTGAGCGGCGCAGCCAACGACCCCTGGTACAAGGCGGACAAACACAAGGCGCACACCAGGACGTTCGACTACGTGCGTCGCGTGCAGCAGGAGCAGGGCGACGTCTTCGATCGTTTCGTCAAGCTTGAGGCGCTGTACGACCCATTCTCGCCGCAGGGCGACGAGCTCGGCGACGCGGCATCCCGCCTCGCGAACGTCACCGAGAACGTGGTGGCCGGCAACATCGACACGGTGCACGCCGCGGTTGCTACCACCGAAGTGCGCGCGCGGATCCAGACCGACTACGGCGACTGGGGAACGCAGCGGCGCGCGAAGTACATGGAGCTCTACGCCGAAGGTCTCGGCAAGGAGCTCGCGCTCCACGCGAAGTGCCGGCTCGCCTTCAAGGGATGTGCGAAGAAGGGCGGCGGCGCCGTCAAGGTATGGGCCGATCGATGGGGCGACGTGCGCGCGATGCACGTGCCGATCGACGACTTGGTCGTGGCCGACGTTGATGCTCGCGCCGACGGGCCGCCGCGGCAGCTGCACCACGTACAGCGCAACGTTGACAAGGACGACCTCGCAGCCGAGTACCCCGACGCCGAGGACGAGATCCGCACGGCGCATGGCCCGAAGTCGAGAAACGGCGCATTCACGGGGCTGCGGCCGATCAACGACAACACGGTCGTGGTGATCGAGTCAATTCGCCTTCCCATCGGCAAGCGACCGGCGCGCATGGCGAGCAAGGGTAAGACGCGCAAGGCCGAGGCGAAGGAGGTTCGTCGAGGCGCGCCCAAGTACATCCCGGGCCGCCGCGTCGTCGCGATCGAAAACCGCGACCTGGTCGACGAGCCGTACCACAAGCCGTACTACCCGATCGCCGTGATCTCGTGGCTGTCGCGCGAGGGCTCGTTCTACGGCATCTCGCTCGCCGAACGCATCGCCGGCATCCAACGCGCGCTGAATAAGCGCAACTGGCAGATCGATCGCACGCTCGACCACAACGCCAACCTCGTGACGTACTACCGCCCAGCCGACGCCAACGCGCAGGTACGCACGAACAAGATCGGTCTCGCCGTCCCCATCAAGGGCGACTGGCCGCAGCGCCCGGCGCCGCCGGCGGTTCACCCGGAGATCTACCGCTCGCGGCTCGACCTGCGCGAAGCGGCGTACGAGGAGTCAGGCGTTTCGCGGCTCGCGGCGCAGAGCAAAAAGCCCGGCGGCCTCGACAGCGGCGCCGCGCTGCGCGAGTACCGCGATCAGACAACGCAGCGATTCGCGCCGCAGGAGCAAGACTTCGAGCGCCTCGTACTTGACGCGATCTTTCTGGCGCTCGATGCGTGCAAGGATCTCGGCGCCGACGCACCGACCATCATCCGCGAGTCCGCTCGCTGGAAGCCAGTGATCACGTGGAGCGAGGTCGACATGGGCGAGCTCAAGCTCCAGATCTCGGCGGCCTCAACGATTCCGCGCACGCCGGCGGGCCGTACGCAGCTCGTGATCGAATGGGCGCAGGCCGGTGTGATTTCGCAGGATGAGGCTCGGCGCCTCATGGGGCACCAGGATCTCGGCCGCGCGTTGTCGCTGTACACCGCGGCACTCGAGAGCGTCGAGGAGCAACTCGAGATGATCCTCGACGGCGAGATCGTTGTACCAGAGCCGTACGACAACCTCGCGATGTGCATGTGGCGCGGGACGGCGCAGTACCACCTCGCACGACAGGGTAAGGCGCCCGAGGAGGTGCTCGAGGGGATCCGGACCTACATCGTGCAGGCCGGCGCGATCCTCGACATGCGGAAGCAGCCGCAGAACGCCAACGTGCCAGCGGTCGATCCGGCGACCGGAACGCCGATCGCAGCCGCGGATCCGACGATGCCAGCTGCGCCGACTGACCTCCCGATGGAAGCGCCGGGTGGCGTTCCACAAGCGGCGTTCGCATCGCAGGCCATGGATCTCATGGCCGGATGATGGAGTTTGTCACTTCCGATCCGCGCAGTGGCGGGCTCGATCGGCCGCAGGGGTGGATCGTGAGCTACGTGTCCGGCGGCGTGATCACGCGGCTCGTGAAGTACGCGAGCCCGAGCACCAGCTGGTGCACGTTCCCGGGCACTGGTGCGGCGTCGCCGGTCACGAGCGATCCACGAAGCGGCGGGCTCGCCGCTCCGATCGGTCGCGTGGTCATGTACGTAACGGGCGGCGTCGGGATCAAGCTTCGCAAGTACGGAACCTCGGATACAGCGTGGGTCGCCGAGGGCAGCTCGGCGCTCTTTATGAACCAGGCCGGCGACTTCGCGGGCGTCGGTGGTCCCGCCGACGGCGACAAAGGCGACATCACGGTCAGCGGAGGTGGCGCGACCTGGACGATCGACAACGACGTCGTGTCCAATGCGAAGGCCGCTGACATGGCGGCCTCGACGATCAAGGGTCGTGCGGTGGGGGCCGGCGCAGGCGACCCGACCGACCTCACGGCGGCGCAAGCGACGGCGATCCTCGACACGTTCACGTCGGCGCTAAAGGGGCTCGCGCCGGCGAGCGGCGGCGGCACTACCAACTTCCTGCGCGCCGACGGAACGTGGACCGCACCATCGGCCGGCGTGTCGGACGGCGACAAGGGCGACATTACGGTCTCGGGCGGCGGGTCGACCTGGACGATCGACAACGACGTAGTGACCTACGCGAAGATGCAAAATGTCTCGGCGACCGACAAGCTCCTTGGTAGGAGTACAGCCGGCGCCGGCGACGTCGAAGAAATCGCATGCACGGCGGCCGGTCGCGCGATCCTCGACGATGTAGACGCCGCCGCGCAGCGTACGACGATGGGCGTTGTCACGCCCAAACGGTGCGTGGGCGTCGTGTTCGATGGCGGCGGGTCGGTTCCCGCCGCCGGGTCTGTTGCCTACGTCGTGTGTCCGTTCGGCGGCACGGCCGATCAGTGGCACATCGTCGCCGATCAGTCGGGGTCGGCTGTTGTTGATGTGTGGCTGGCGACCGGAATTCCGACGGCGCCAGACTCGATCGCCGGAACCGAGAAGCCCACACTCTCGGCAGCACAGATCGCGAGCGACACATCGCTTACGACCTGGACAACGGCCATTAGCGCCGGAAAAACGTTCGGATTCCGGCTCGACAGCGTTACAACATGTACGCGGATCACCGTCACTGTCCGCATTATTGAGGAGGCATGACATGGCCATCTATTCGCTCGCGCTTCGCACGACGGTTACCACGATCAACGCCGCGTCGTGGGCTGCGCTCTCCCCCTCGACGAACGAGGCGGCGGTGATGGAGCTCG